GGGCGCAGGTGCTTGGGGTACTGGCACTTGGGGCGTGGGCAGTGCATCGACCGACTCGCTCCGCATCTGGAGCCAGAGCAACTTCGGCGAGGACTTGATCTTCGCACCTCGCGGCGGCGGCTTGTATTACTGGGATGCTTCAGCCGGTGTATCTGCAAACCGTGGTGTAAACGTGACTACGTTGGGTGGTGCATCAGACGTTCCCACCAAGGTCAACATTGTTTATGTGTCTGACATCAGCCGGTTCGTGTTTTGTTTTGGCTGTAATGACGTTGGCTCCGCCACCATCGATCCCATGTTGATCCGCTGGTCGGACCAAGAAAGCGTGGTGGACTGGACCCCAGCCCCAACAAACCAAGCGGGCAGCCTGCGCCTATCTCAAGGCTCCGACATCATAGCCATCCAGCAGTCCCGCGAAGAGCTTTTAGTGTGGACGGATGCAGCCGTGTACTCCCTTCAATACATTGGCGGAACCGAAGGCTGGGGAGCAAAGTTGGTGGGCGAGAACACCTCTATTGCGGGGCAGAAATCTACCAGCTTGGCCTCTGGTGTTTCGTATTGGATGGGGTCGGACAAGTTCTACAAGTACGACGGTCGGACTCAAACGCTGCGCTGCGACTTGCGGCAGTACATCTTCAGCGACATCAACCAAGCCCAAATGGAGCAGGTGGTGTGCGGCACGAACGAGGGTTTCAACGAGATTTGGTGGTTCTACTGCTCACAGGACTCTGTGGTGCTGGACCGTTACGCCATCTACAACTACCTTGAGGACATCTGGTACTACGGCAACATGGGCCGCACGGCTTGGCTGGATTCTGGCTTGCAGGCGGGTCCTATCGCGGCAACGTATGTAAACAACCTAGTCAACCATGAAGTTGGCAACGACGACAACATGAACGGCACACCCGTGGCAATGGAGTCCTTTATCACCTCCGCTGAATTTGACTTGGACGATGGACACAAGTTCTCCTTTGTGTGGAGGATGCTGCCTGACGTGACGTTCCGAAACTCCAGCGCAGCCAATCCATCCATCGTGATGTCGCTGTTGCCTTTGAAGAACTCTGGCTCTGGCTACACCAATCCCGCTTCCGTAGGGTTGACCAATACAGCCACAGTCACGCGCACGGTCGATCTGCCGGTGGAGCAGTTCACGGGTCAGGTTTACACGCGCATCAGGGCTCGCCAGATGGCTATGCGAATCTCCAGCACTGGCTTGGGTGTAGCGTGGCAGTTGGGTGCTCCGAGGCTCGACCTCAGGCCTGATGGCATGAGATAGCCATGGCAAAAATTCAAGTCGCCCCACCACCAGCCTTGCCGTTTGCGCCAGCAACGTATTCGACAACGTATCAAGACCAGTACAGCAAAGTATTGCGCTTGTTTTTTGTCTCGTTGCAGGCCAACCTAGCTCAGCTTTCAAGCACTGAAATTATTCCGGCCACGACCAACTACACCGTGGCAACTTTGCCCAGCGCATCAGTATCAGGCTCAGGGGCTCGGGCATTCGTATCTAACGCACTAACCCCAACATTTGGTGCTACTGTGGTTGGTGGCGGCGCAGTGGCCGTACCCGTATATTCAGACGGCACCAACTGGAAAGTTGGCTAAGCCATCATTTAAACCAAGATGACAAAGATGAATTACTTTCCACTCCCGCCTGAAGTTGCCACAATTCCCTTGGATGACTACACGGGAATTCTTGCTTTTTCAGGGGGCGTTGAGTCTACTGCGTTGATGGCGCACCTCAAGAGGACTGGTGAGAAATTTGTGGCGTTTAACTTTGCGCTATCGTTGCCGGAGCCGCCGTATGGCCCGATTGAGGTGTGGCTTGCAACTCAGCGGATTAACGCTCGGTTGATTGCCGAAAAGATGGATGTCCCCATGATGGAGATAGACCTCCAGATGACCAACTTGGGGACCATCCGTAACGAAGCGCCAGAGTACAAGTATTCTTTCCAGCGTTGGTACATTTCATTCTTTCTCGGCATGCTGACTGTGTATAACCCGCAGATTAAAAATTTGTATTATGGTTTAAACGACCAAGATACAACAGCCGTTAATCCGCAGATGCGAAACACCCTAGAGACTTTTATAAAAATAATGACAGGGGACGACCGGTTCCAAACTCCACTGTCGCACTTGACCAAAGCTCAACAGTGGGAAATCATTCCTGACGATGTCAAGCCGCTTGTCTTGACCTGTTTTAGCGGCGTTTGCGGTACATGCTTTAAGTGTAACGAGCGCATTGATGCGGGGATACCACTGAAATGAACAACGATATTATTAGCCGGTTAATGGCTGCTGGTTTGGTGGCGTCTCCAGATGTCAATTGGCCGACCGTCTACTTTGATGGAGGGGGCGCTGCTGGTGGCGATGGCGGTTCTGCTGCCGGGGGCGATGGTGGTGCTGCCGCCAGTGGTGATGGTGGAGATGGCGGCACGGGTGCTGCCTCCTCTGCCGCTGGAGGTGATGCTGGACCCGGAGCGGCTGGCACGGGCGACGGTGGTTCTGCTGGTGCTGGCGCTGGCGCTCCCGGTGGTGGCAACGCTGCTGGCGGAGATGGCAATAGCGGGGATGGCGGCACAGGAGACAGCTCAACTGCCGCCGATGGAGCCTCTGCCGATGGATCGCCCGGAGGCCCCAACACAGGGGATACCCCTCTTCCCCGGGAAAAAATACTCCGTACAAAAACATCTAACTACGACTCAAGCAAAAAAACTACACAAGCCGACAAAGACCGGATTGTTCAGCAAATTTTAGGGCAAGGAATTACCTCTAAGTGGTCTGGTCAGGGGCATGGCTCCGCGCAAGCCAACGCGGAGGATATGGCGCGTATTTTGACAAGTATTGGTATCACCGATATCCGTCAGTTTGGTCAAATCCCGCAATATGAACAGCTAGATACTTACCACTCATACAGTGGTCGCCCCGCGTATCAGACGCAAGATGGAACTTGGGCTTATACGTTAGGCCCCAGCCATAGAAGGGCTGGAGCAGAGGTGCCAGTTCCCGGCGGCAAAGAAAATGTTCAAACGCAGTACGGCTACATGGATGGTGGGCAATTCACTCCAGTTGATCTAGCAAAAGTTGAGTTTGACAATGGCGTCCCAATTACGGCAACCGGTCAATCTGTTTACGGCAATAAATTTACAAATCAGGCCGTACCCAACACATATAGCGAGCGTCAAACAGGTAACGCTTGGGGCGGCACGTTTGCGGGCAAAGGAAACACAGGTTACCGCGTGCAGTTTACGCCGGATGGCATGCCCATCTTCTATACAAGTTATGCGTCGAGCAACGACTTAGCCAACCTTATGCAAGACCTTGGCCCTGTTGGTCAGATCGCCATAGCGGTTGCCACAGGAGGGCTGTCCATTCCGCAGCAGATTGCCGCTCAAATGGCAATTCAAATCTTAAGCGGGGGGGACTTAGAAGACGCCATTAAGGGTGCCGCTATCAGCTTTGCGGTCTCAAACATTCCCGGCGCAGATTTTATGAAAGATGGCGCTTCGTACCTAAACGGAATTGATTCATCTGGCGTTTTAACTAGATCATTTCAAACTGCTGCTACATCGGCAACAAAAGCAATACTGACTGGGCAAGATATCTCAGATGCGCTACTGTCCGGGGCCGTCTCCGGCGGTGTGTCGGGTGCTGTGGACTTCATGGCAAAAGGCATAGATGGTTTTGACGATCTCTCAAAGGCAGAGCAGGCGGCAGCAAAGACCGCAATAAAGGGCGTTATTTCTGGCAAGCCGCTTGATCAAGTTTTAATCAACTCTGCAATTTCTGCTGCAAACACGCAGATCAAAGTAGAGAAAGACAACAAGGCGGCAAAAGACGCTGGCTGGGCTGATTACGCGACGCAGCAGGCGGCCAAGTTAGCCTACGGCCCCAAGATTACTCCCGAAGAATATGCGGGTACTCCGGGTATTTCAAACCGTGTTGTGGATGAAACTACCCCACAGGGCGGCGTAGTGCAGCAGTTGACTGATGCTGGATTAGAAGATGACAAAGTTAATTTGCCGTCAGGAACGCAACTGGCAGGAAGCAACTATCAAGGTGAGTTTCAAGGTTTCACATACGACCCAAACTATGTTGGCTCCGATGGCAGCACTGGCACGTACCGCCCAACTGAAACTGATGAGAAAACAGAAAGCACGCTGGACTCATTAAAAAATGTTACCTCAGAAACAGCCGCTGCCAATACTGCGCCAGACTGGGTAAAAACGTCTGCCAACGAAAAAGTGGTTGGTCTTGAATTTGGAACAGATGGTGAGCCAAGGTATCAAGTTGAGCGCGTCAATCCCAATGACCCAACTCAGGTTTTCAAATACGAGGTAATCAAAGACGCTGAAACTGGAGCAGTATCCTATGAGTACGGCGGCATGTCCGGGGATTCAATGGAGTCGGTTAGCGCACGCAACCCGCCACCAAGCCCATGGGATCGTGCGGAAGATACTGCTGAGCAGCCCTTTGTTGGGCCTATGCCTGAAGGCTCCGAGCAGGAGCTCACCACGGAAGATTTAATCAAGGAACTTGGGCGAACAACTGAAGTTCCAGAATTTGTTGATCCATTTGCGGCAACTGAAGCTCCGTTTGTCGGACCAAGGTTGCCCGGAGAATCCGTTGGCTCGGAGCAAGAAGCCACCGGAGACCCATTTGGTCCGCTAGGAACTCCTACGCTTGAAGAAATTATGAGCGGGTCACAACCGCTTACAAACACCATTCCGCTTGCTGAAGAACTTCCGGCAGTCAAACCGACCGAGACCACAACGACCACCGGCACAACACCTCCAGCAACGGGCGGGGAAGTTGTGTCAGTTGACCCCGACACGGAAACAGCTCTCGTTGTTGACGGCAATGGCAATGTAAACGTGGTGGACAACACTGATGGCACTCTTGCGCCCGGAGACATCATTCCTTCCGACGCCACAGCAACACTACCCATCAAAACCGATACAACATTACCCGCCGACGGCACAGCAACACTGCCAACAGCCAACATCACGTCCGAAGAGGTAAGGACAATTGTTGATGACGCTCTTAAAAACAACCCAAGCTTGACTGCGGAGGATGTGCAAGAGATTGTTTCGGATGCTGTTGCCACAATACCAAACTTGACCGCCGATCAAGTGCGGGAAATTGTTAGCGAAGAGGTAGCCAAAGCGCCAACTGGAGCAACTCCGACAGACGTAGAGAATGCCATAGATTCCTACATGGAGGCTAACCCCGGCTTGTCAAAAGCTGACGTAACAAACGCCTTTGAAGATTACATGGAGGCCAATCCGGGCTTAACCATTGACGAGGTAGCCACTGCGATTGATGCGGCAGTAGGTGACTTGGCTACTCAATCGTCATTTGAGAAACTTCAAGCTGATTTATCCGAAGAAATTCAAGCAGCAAAAGATATCGGACTTGAGGGTGATGCAGTATTGCAAGCTGGTTTAAACAGCCTATCTGAAAAGATGGGTGTTGATCAGGCTGACTTGCTTGCGCAGTTGGGCACTACAGAAGAAAACCTTCGTGCTGAATTTGCTACCGGCATCTCAAGTCTTGAGACCCAGATGCAAGAGCAGTACAACGCTCTGACTGATGCGCAGAAGGTGACTGTCGATGCTTTGGAGGCGCAAGGAACCAACCTTGCTGAGGCAATTGAGATCGCAAGGACTGAGGCTGAGGAACAGCTTACAGGTGCTGAGACTCGTCTCAATGATGCCATCGCTGCCGCAGAGGCTGCTGGATTGGACCGTGATGAGGCCATCACTTCTGCCGTAGAGTCTGTGGCGTCCGAGCTTGGCACGACCAAAGAGGCGTTGTTGGAGCAACTTGGCAAGACGGAGAGTGAGCTGAGCGCTGAGATCGAAGCGCAGGGTGTTGAGTTTGGTGAGCAGTTGGGTGGTGTGCGGGATGATGTAGCTGACTTGGCTGCGGAACTGGGAACAACCAAAGACGACTTGCTTGAACAGCTTGGCTACACCGAGGAGGAGCTAAGAGACTTAATTGGCGCTCAAGGCACGGAGTTTGGCGAACAGTTGGGGGAGACTGAAACCAACCTACTCGAGCGGCTTGGTTACACCGAAGATGAGCTGCGTGCGTTGATTGAGGGTCAGGGAGAAGCCTTTGGCGAGCAGTTGGGTGGTGTTCAGGACAGTGTTGCCGATTTAGCCGATGATCTTGGGACTACAAAAGACGAGTTACTGGAACAACTTGGTTACACCGAAGAAGAGTTGCGAGCCCTAATTGGCGACCAAGGAACAGAATTAGGCAAACAGATTGAGGAGCAGGGCGTCAATTTTGGCAACATGTTTACAAATTTTGGCAATCTGTTCTCTAAGTTTCAGACGGATGCCCAAAAGCAAGCCGCTGATCTGACCAAACAAATTGCCGATCAACGGGCGGCTGACCAGCAAGCTGCAGCCGAGTCTGAACGCAGGGCAAATATTCGAGCCACGGCAACCCAAGGGGCGCAGCAGTTGCAAAACATTCAGCAGCAGTTGCCTCAAGCCCTAAAGGCGGCACAACAGGTCAGCACTCCACTGTATGGAACGATGGAGTATTTTGATCCGTTTGGCGATCCATTTGCCGAAAAGAAGATGAAGATGGCTTCTTCGACAAATCCAGCGGATGCAACTAAAATCGCCTCAGGTGGGTACATTGACGACCTGCTGGCGGAGGATTTGTCGGTAGACGACCTAATGAACCTCTTACGCTAAAGGAAATCAAGATGGCTTACACGGACGAATTTGGCAATATTTACGACGACGACTCTTTGAGTGGTGACTCCGACTCTAACAGCGGCGGGTCTGGTTTTTTTGACTTTACCGGTGGGGAGTCGCAAGATTACGACCTGACCTCTTCTGAAGCTTTGGCTGGACAAGGGTTTGTGCAAGACGAGGTTGGCAACTATTACAAACTTGACAGCTCGGGCAATTTGACTTTTAAAGACAGCACTGGCACTGACTTTACATACAACACAGAAAAGGGCGGCTTTACAGACAGCGCTGGAAACTTTGCTGGTGGAAACTCCATAACGGACTACATTAAAAAATACGGTTCAAAAGCGTTGGACTTGCTTAAAACAAATGGCAAGTACGATTTGGCAAAACTTGGCGCTCTTGGTATTGGAGCGTACGGCCTAATGAATCAAGACAAGCAGGGCGGCTACAACAAACCAGTCCCCAAAATGGACATGGTGCGTGAGCAGGTTCAGTACAACGACCCCAACCGCAGGCCCGGTGAAGGTGGCCGTCAATACTTCACTGACCCGCGCTTTGCCGCTCAGGGGAATGCGGAGGCTCTAGCTGCTGCCAAGGCTGCTTCCGCAGAGCAAGCCTCTGGACTTCAAGCTGCTATGCAAGCTGCCCCAGCGCCAGCACCCAACCCTTACGCCGGAAAGATGAAGATGGCATACAACCCTCAACCCGTAGCCAATACGGAAACAACTGGTGCGGGCCTTCCGCAAATCCCAACCCAACTTACCGCTCAAGGCGGAATCCCTATGGCTGAAGGCGGCTTGGCTGATGCGGGACGTTACCTGCAAGGAGAAACAGATGGAATGGCTGACAAAATCCCAAGTAGCATTGATGGCGAACAACCTGCTGCGCTCAGCCATGGAGAGTTTGTCATTCCGGCTGATGTGGTATCTCATCTGGGCAACGGTAACTCTGATGCTGGCGCTCAAAAGCTATACGAGATGATGGATAGAATCCGTCAAGCCCGCACCGGAACCAAGGAGCAGGGCAAGGAAATCAACCCTGACGAGTTCACCATGGGTGGTCTGGCTGCTGCGTATGCTGGTGGCGGTGCGGTAAAAGGTTTTGATGGAACCACTGGCAGTTCAGTTAATGCAACAGGCGGAAGCGGAGCAACTGGAGCTACTGGCGGAGCGGGCCTTCCTCAAGACGTGTCGCGCACCTCCACCCTGTCTCCATGGGTGGGCGACTACGTAACGAACGCCCTCGGTCAAGGCGCTGCTCTGGCTGCTGCCCCATACCAAGCGTACCAAGGACCATTGACCGCTGGTGCTTCAAACTTGCAACAACAAGCCTTTGCTGGCGGTAGCGAAATGGCTCAAGCCGGGTACACACCGGGTCAGTTCACCAACACGTTTACATCAGACGTGGCTAAGCAGTACATGAACCCGTACCTTCAGGCTTCACTTGACCCGCAGCTTAAAGAGTTGCAGCGTCAGTCCGACATTGCACGACTTGGTGATGCTGGTCGCCTGACTAAAGCTGGTGCTTATGGCGGTAGTCGTCAGGCCATCATGGAATCCGAGGGTCGTCGCAACCTGCTGGACAAACAGCAAGACGTTCTTGGCACTGGTTACAAGACTGCTTACGATATGGCTCAACAGCAGTACGCAAAAGATCGTGGCGATGAAGAAGCCTCGCGTCAGTTTGGTGCAAACTTTGGCATGAAATCCATCGACCAGTTGT